CTCCGGCGACGGAGACGGCCAGGGCGGCGACGGTTCCGGCGACGGGGCCGACGGCGACAAGGGCCTGAAGTCGGCGCTGGTCGCCGAGCGCAAGGCGACGAAGGCGGCGACCGCTGAGCTCGCGGCGGCGCAGGCCCGCGTGAAGGAGCTCGAGGACGCCTCGAAGTCCGACGAGCAGCGCGCGCACGAGGAGCAGGAGCAGCTGAAGTCCAGCCACGCGAAGCTCACCCGTGAGGGCGAGGAGAAGGACTCGCTGATCGAGCGGTATCGCGTCGCGGCCGCGAAGGGTCTGGACCTGCAGGCGGCGGAACGACTCAAGGGCGCCACCCGCGAGGAGATCGAGAAGGACGCCGACGACTGGATCGCCCTGTGGGGCACCGGCGGCGGTCGGCAGGAGCAGCACCGGGGCGATCCCGGCCAGGGCCCGCGTGGCCAGGCGCAGGAGTCCTCGTTCGCACAGGGCTCCGAGCGCGCGAAGGCCCGCTTCGGCGAGCAGAAGTAAGCGGTCGACCCCGCCCGGGGCGGCCGGAACCACCACTCCTGAAGGAGGAGAACCATGGACGTGGCTCGGGTCGCAGCACGGCACCGAGAGCAACCCCTCGATCACCCTCGACGTCTCGACGTTCACCGCGGCGACCCACTACCCCGACGGCGTCATCCCGTCCGGCGTGGTCCTCGCGGAGATCACCGCGACCGGCCTGTACGGGCCGTTCGACCCCGACGCCGAGGACGGCCGCGACACCGCGGCCGGCCACCTCTTCAACAGCACCCCGGTCGCCGCGGGCGCCACCCACCTGGGTGCGCCGCTGCTCAACCACGGCGCTGTCGTCGAGTCCAAGCTCCCGGCCGCTTCCGGCCTGGACGCCACCGCCAAGGCTGACCTCGCCGGTCAGATCCGCTACCGCTGAGGAGGAGCAACATGCTCATCAACGACATCGTTCCCGGTGGGGCGCTGACCTCGTACGCGCGCGAGGTCCCCACCCCCGCGAACTACATCCTGAACCAGTTCCTGCCGGACCGGCAGGTGCCGGACATCGAGGCGACCATCGACTCGGTGACCCGCACGAACCGCGCGGCGAGCTTCCGCTCGTACGACGCGGAGACCCCCATCGGCCAGCGTGAGGGCTTCTCCCGCCGCAAGGTCATGCTGCCCCCGGTGGGGCAGAAGACCGTGATCGGTGAGCTCGAGCGCCTGCAGCTCGAGAAGATCCGCAACGGGGGCGGGAACACCGCGGCGATCGCCGATCAGGTGTACGACGACGTCGAGCTGAACGCGCGCGCCACTCTGGCCCGCGTGGAGCTCGCGCGCGGCGACGTCCTCGCCGACGGCAAGTTCACCCTCGCCGGGGAGAACGGGCTGACCCTCGAGGCCGACTTCGGCGTCCCCGCCGAGCACCTGGTCGCCCCGACCGTGCTGTGGAGCGATCACGCGAACGCGACGCCGCTCTCGGACCTCACCGCGTGGTCGCAGCAGTACAGCGACGCGACCGGTGAGATGCCCGGCTACATCGTCATGTCGCGGGCCGCGCGCTCGCACATGCTGCAGTCGGCCGAGGTGAAGGCCGCGGCCCGTCCGGGCACGGTCGTCCCGACGGCGATCACCCCCGCGGAGCTCACCTCGCTGCTCGAGGCGTTCGAGCTCCCGGCGATCACCATCTACGAGACCCGCGTGGAGGTCGGCGGTGCCGACACCCGCGTGCTCGGCTCGGAGAAGGTGGTCTTCGGCCCCTCGGACCGTGCCTCGCTCGGCGAGACCGTCTGGGGCATCACCGCCGAGGCGCTCGAGCTCGCTGGCCTGTCCAACCCGGAGCTGACCTACCAGCAGCTGCCGGGCCTCGTCGGCGTCGTGATGAAGACCTTCGACCCGGTCCACACCTGGACCAAGGTCGGCGGCGTCGTCATGCCCGTCATCTACGACCCGCGCAAGCTGCTGGTCGCCGACGTGATCTGAGGAGGTCCCCCATGGCGAAGAAGCTGACCCGAACCGTGTTCGTCGACGGCGTGGCCTACGGGCCCGCCTCGGCGATCCCGGCCGACATCGCTGCCCGGATCACGAACCCGAAGGTCTGGGCCGACGCGGATGCTCCCGCGCCGGCCCCGGCCGGGGTCGTGACGTCGGCCGCGGCCGACAGCGCCCGAGCGGACGACGAGCCGCCGAGCGGCGAGTGGACGGTGCGCGAGCTGAAGGAATTCGCGAAGGCCCAGGGCATCGCCCTCGGTGAGGCCCGCGCGAAGGAGCAGATCCTCGCGGTCCTCGCCGACGCCGGCCACGGCGCCGCCGCAGATCCCTCCGGGGACGATGGCGACGCCCAGGGCGAGGACGACGAGGGCGCCGAGGTGCCCGAGGCCGACTCCCCGGACGACGTCGACGAGGCCTGAGCCGGAGGAGGTGAGGTCGGGATGGACAATCCCGCGAGCATCGAGCACGTCGAGACCTTCCATCCCGACCTCACCACGGTCCAGCGCGCCCAGGCCGAGCGGCTCATCGCCGCGGCCTGGGTCCGGCTGAAGGTCATCCCCGGGCTGCGGATCGTGTCCCGGATGGAGGCCGGCACGCTCGACCCGGACGTCGTCGCCTCGGTGATCGGGGAGATGGTCGCGAACGTGCTCCGCAACCCGGAGGGCGCCCGCTCCCGGAACACCACGATGACGATCGACGACTACACGGAGACGAACCAGGTCACGATCGACCACGCGCGCGCCGAGGGCCTCCTCTACCCCACCGACGGGATGCTCGCGATGCTCCGTGAGAACCGGCGCGGGGCCTGGACGGTGATCCCCTCGTGAGGTCCCAGGCGCAGATCGAGGCGTTCCTCGAGCGCGGCCGCGCCGCGGCGCGCGAGCTCATGACCGACCGGGTGAGGGTGTGGCGCAAGACGGGCCGCACCACCACCAACGGTCGCGGGAAGTCCGTCGACGAGCTCGTGCTGGTCTGGGGTGATCCCGACGAGGGGTCCCCGGCGAAGGCGCAGAACGACGCGTCCTACCCGTCGTCCCCCGACGTCGGCTCCATCGGCCGGGTGACGCAGCGCGTCGCTCAGGTGCACTTCCCGTACGGCACCACCGAGGTGCAGTCCGGCGATATCGCCGAGTTCGTGAGCTCGAAGAACCCTCGCCTGCCGGGGTCGCGGATGCGGCTCCGCGCGGACGAGGACAAGACGCACACCACCGCGGTGCGCATGAACGTGCAGGAGGTGCTCCGTGACGGTGCGAGTTGACGCCTCCGAGCTCCGCACCCTCTCCCGGGACCTCGCGCGGATCCCCGACAAGGTCCAGCGCGGCGTCCGGCCCGTGGTGTCGAAGGGCGCCCTGAACATCAAGCAGGAGCTCCAGATGGACCTCGCGTCCTCGCAGAGCTTCCGCGGCATCACGTTCTCGGTGAACTACGACCTCAAGGTCGACGCGGGCGGGGTCGAGGCCCAGATCGGCCCCGACAAGAGCCGGTACGGCGGCGCGCTCGCGAACGTCGCCATCTTCGGCACCAGCCGAGGAGGCGGCACGGTCCCCGATCCGTCCATCGCCCTCGCGGCAGAAGCGGACCGCTTCGAGTCGGCGCTCGGCGACCTGTTCGAGGGGCTGCTGTGATCGCGGCGCACTTCGCCGCGGTGCGGGAGCTGCTCGAGGAGGCGGCGCCGGACATCCCGGTGCACGACACGGACGCGAGCGCGGTCGTCGGCGACCCCGAGAAGTACCCGTTCATCGTCCTGTCGGGCGGGACGGTGCGCGGCTTCTCCGAGTCACTCGGTGGCTGCGAGGACGGTGCGCAGGCCCTGATCAGGGTCACGCACACCGCGCTCGCTCCCGCGGGCGTGCGCGAGCTCGTGGACATCTCCCGCGCCGCGCTCGAGGGCGCCGCGCTCGTCGTGCCCGGCCGGTACGGCTGGGAGCTCGTCCTGGACGACTCGCAGGACGTCGAGCCCGACCGGGACGTGCGCCCGCAGGGCCCGGCCACGTCGGCGTTCCCGTTCTACGCGGTCGACATCTACCGGCTGGGCTCCACGCGCTTCGGCTGATCGCGGCGCTCGCATCCACTCCCATCCCTCCGCCCTCGGCTCCGCGCCGGGGGCTTCGTCATGAAAGGCGGTGCTCGCCATGCCGCAGAAGCGCGTCGAGGCGTACGACACCCGGACCGGCGCGAAGCTCCCGCAGCGCGTGCCCGAGAACTGGCTGGGGATCTTCCCGTACCTCTCCCTCACCCCGAAGACGAAGGCGGCCCAGAGCGCCGTCTCCGATGACGTGCCCGAGGCCGACTCGGCCGAGGACGTCGCCCCCACCCCGAAGACGGCTCACCGCGGCCGCCAGACCCCCCAGAAGGAGTCCTGACCATGGTCGCTGTGAAGTCGCTCGCCGACGGCCACACCAAGCTCGCGGTCCTCGCGACCGCACCCGCCAATCCCGACGCGATCACGCTCACCGAGCTGACGTCGGCCCTCGACGCGTCCTGCCGGATCGCGAAGAACGGCTACGCGCTCGGCCCGACGGCGTCGGAGACCTTCGCGGATCCCGCGCTGTGCGAGGACGTGAACTCGAACGTCTGGGGTGCCTCGAACTTCGAGGCGTCCATCCCCGTCTTCCGCTACTTCGACGACTCCACGAACCTCGTGGACGAGGAGGGTGACGAGGTCTACCAGGCGCTGAAGGAGAAGGGAACCGAGGTCTGGTTCGTCGAGCGCGAGTCGCTGAAGAAGTCGACCGACCCGTGGGAGGCCGGTGACGTCGTGAGCGTCTACCGCGGTCTGCTGGACAACCCCCAGAAGGGCAGCGACCGGACCGGCTTCATCAAGAACACGGTCGCCCCGGCGATCCAGGAGGGCCACCTCGACGTGACCGTCGTCGGCAGCGGCGGCTGACCCTCCACCGCCCGCACCTCCCGGGGTGCGGGCCACAGACCGCCGGGCGGGGTCGAGCGTGCTCCTGCGCTCCCCCGCCCGGCCCCCTCCGGGGGAACCACAGGAGCCCAGGAGCACAGGAGAACAGGAGCACCACCATGACCACCATCCCCGAGAACGTCGAGGACTTCGGCGCCGACCCCGACGACTTCGACATCGACGCCTGGATCGACCAGGGCGCCCGCCCGCGCCGCGACGTCACCGTGTACCGCAACTGGGACCTGCTGCAGGAGTACGACCGCCTCGCGCAGAAGCTCCAGCAGGAGGACGGCGCCGACGACGAGTCCATGGGCGAGGTGAGCATCCGCGAGCAGATCGAGGACGTGATCGAGCGCATGGAGGCCTCGCGCCTCGTCTTCACCGTCCAGGCCCTCACCGGCGAGGAGCTGAAGGCACTCGCCGAGAAGGCGCCGACGAAGCCGCTCCTCGGCGCCGACGGGCAGCCGCGGAAGCGGGTCGATCAGATCGCGCTCGGCGACATGACCGCCGCGGCCGCCGTGATCAAGGTGACCGACGGCGCGACCGGCCGCTCGAAGCCCACGATCTCCGAGAAGCAGGTGCGGAAGCTCCGCGTCACCCTCGGTGATGGCCCGATGCACGGCCTCTTCAGGGCGGTGACCGAGCTCGCGCAGGCCGGGCAGGTCCTGCCGTCCGTCCCTTTCTCGCCAGAGCGCTGAGGCGCTTCCCGCACGTCCGTGTGCAGATGGATGCCGCGAAGTCCTGGGGGACGACGCTGTCGCATCTGCGCACGGGCGTGCCGGGCTGGCAGCTGTGGGACCGGCTGCTGGTGCTCGCGCAGCCCCTGCACGACATGGACCTGTGCCCCTCGGGCGCAGGAGGCGAGCACTATCGCGACGAGTGCGACGCCGACACCACGGACATCGAGCCCGTGACGGTCGAGAAGACGTGCGTGTACCTCGTGGCCCGCGAGGAGTGGGAGGACGAGCGCTCCCAGGACAAGAACCCCGAGAAGGGCGTCATGGTGGGCTTCAAGGACGAGGCCGAGCGCTGAGCTCTGGGGGTCACACGTTCTGCGCTGCCTCGGCTGCTGAACCCGGTCCGATCTCGAAGCCCTTGCCCTCGCACGCGGGTATCAGCTTGGCCGCAACGACTGAGGGAACGCCTGCAGCAGTGAGCTCCTCGTTCACCGAATCTGCGATCTCTGCAGTGCTCGAGTCGACGGCGTGCTCGTAAGCGCTGGCACCGGCGTACAGGACGAGGTCGAGCTCGTCATCGAACTGCTCTAGCACCTCGGCAGGCGGCGCAGTCATGTACGTCTCGCACGCCGCGTAGCCAGCTGGGTCGGCTTCTTCGAACGGTGCCGGACCGGGCTCGGAGTTGGAGCACGAGGCGAGCGTCAAGACGACGACGGCGAGAGCGAACGAAGACCGGTTGCGCATGACGACTCCTGTAGCGAGGGGGCTGACGTGGCGGGCCGCTTCTGCACTATCGACGGCTGCGATCGGCCCCATGAGGCGCGAGGCCTCTGCTCCAAGCACTATCGCAGGTTTCGGCGTCACGGGGATCCACTCGGTGGTGGCCGTCGGTTGTTCTCGACCGAGGAGCGCTTTCGCGAGTACACAGAGCGCGATACCGCTTCGGGGTGCCTGGTCTGGACCGGGGCGAAGAGCAGCACCGGCTACGGGTACATGACGAAGCCGGGTGGCGGCATGGAGCACGCGCACCGTCATGCGTGGCGGCTGGTTTACGGGGAGATCGCTTCGTCGACGTGGCTCGACCACTCCTGCCACCGGCGCGACTGCGTCGAGGTGTCGCACCTGCGGATCGCCACTCCCCCGGAGAACGGCGCGAACCGACGCGGCCCGAACAGGAACGGCAGCACGGGCGTGAGGAACGTCCACCGCCACGGTGACTCCTATCGAGTTCGGGTCGTGAAGTGCGGCCAGATCTTCGAGGGCGGGCTGTTCAAGGACCTCGATACGGCCGCAGCTGCGGCAAAGCAGCTGCGGCACGACCTGAACGGCGCATTCGCTGGGGAGGGGGCTCAGCGTGAGTGATCGAAGCATCGTGGTCCGCCTCCGTGCCGAGGTGGATGGCTTCAAGCGCGAGATGGCGGCGGCGACGAAGGCCGTCGAGCAGACCGCGAAGGGTACCGAAACCGCGGCGAAGCAGGCCGACACCGCGATGGGCCGGATGGTCCAGTCCGCGAAGGAGAACTCGGAGGCCTGGAACACCGCCGGCGCGACCCTGACGGGCTTCGGCGCCGCGGCGCTCGGTGGCCTCGCCCTCGCGACGAAGGCCGCGATGGACTGGGAGTCCGCGTGGGCAGGCGTGCAGAAGACCGTCGACGGCACCGCGCCGCAGATGGCTTCGCTCGAGGCCGGCCTGCGCGGCATGGCCCGGGAGCTGCCGGCCTCGCATCAGGAGATCGCGGCCGTCGCCGAGGCCGCGGGTCAGCTCGGCATCGCGACCCCGAACATCCTCTCCTTCACGCGAACGATGATCGACATGGGAGAGTCGACCAACCTCTCCGCAGACGAGGCTGCGACTGCGCTCGCGCGCTTCATCACCGTCACGGGCACCTCGCAGCAGGACATCGGACGGCTCGGCGCGACCGTCGTCGGCCTCGGAAACAACTTCGCGACCACGGAGGGAGAGATCGTCGCCCTGTCGCAGCGCCTCGCTGCTGCAGGCACTCAGGCGGGCCTCTCCGAGGGCGAGATCATGGGGCTCGCGACCGCGATGTCCCAGGTCGGTATCGAGGCGGAAGCTGGCGGCTCTGCGATGACGCAGACCATGAACCGCATCTCCAGGTCCGTCGAGGAGGGTGGCGAGTCCCTCGATCTGTTCGCGGCCGTCTCGGGCATGACGTCGGAGCAGTTCGCCACTGCTTGGGAGACCCGGCCGGCGGAGGCTCTCGTGGCCTTCACCGAGGGCCTCGCGGACACCTCCGAGCTCGGCATGTCCACCAACGGGGTCCTCACAGAGCTCGGCATCACCGGGCTGCGCGAGGCCGACACCATGCGTCGACTCGCCCTCGCAACGGGGACCATGTCCGATGCGATGGCGATGGGCAACTCGGAGTTCGAGAAGGGAACGGCCCTCATCGAGGAGGCCTCGAAGCGGTACGAGACTGCGGAGTCCCGCATCGCCATGGC